TGCTCGGACTAACTACTTTATCCGGTGCTCCAATATCGACATCGTTCTTTAACCCAAATGTACTTGTTAATGTAACTGGTAATCAACTATCTATTAGTATTGGTACTGCTACAGCTACTACAAATAACACTGCTTTTCCTACTGGCTCTCAAGTAACTCTTGGAGCAGGAACAGTAACTGTTACAGGAACAGCAGTAGTAAGTCCAACTGGATCACAAGTAACTCTTGGAATAGGAAGTCCTACAGTAATAATAGATGTAACAGCAGCAGTTACTGGAAATGCATTGACCTTATCAACAGGAAGTGTTACAGTAACAGGAACAGCAAACGTTACTCCAACTGGAGCAGCATTAACACTAAACACAGGAGATCCCGGTGTTATTACTTGGAATGATATCATTCCTGGTGTAAACATGACTTGGACAAACATTGACCCTTATTAATAAATTATGGCATCAACTTACTCAAACGATTTAAAATTAGAACTTATAACAACTGGTGAAAAAGCTGGTCTGTGGGGATCTATTACTAATACTAACTTACAAATTTTACAACAAGCAGCTTCAGGTTTTTTATCTTTAGCTATGACAGGTAATGCAGATATTACTGTACCTTTAACCGATGGAGCAGTATCTAATGGTAAAAATTTATATTTTAAACTAACAGGCACGCTAGCACGTAATCAAACTTTAATTATGCCTAGTGGTTCTGAAAGAGTTTTTATAATAGAAGACGCAACAGATAGAACTACAGCAAACAAATATACTTTAAGTGTTAAAACTGCAAGTTCATCAACTCCCGTTGCTGTTCCAAATAAAGCAGTTATGCTTCTTAAATCTGATGGAACTAATACATCTAAAGCTATTACTGAAAAGGGTTATTTTACAATTACATCATCTGCAATAACAGCTTTTACTGCAGTTGCAGGAGATCAACTTTTAATAGATACAACTCAAACAACTGTTACAATTACTTTACCTGCAGCTCCAGCTGTTGGTGATGAAATAGTTTTTATAGATGCAAGAGGAACTTTTGCATCCAATGCTTTAACTATTGAAAGAAATGGTAAACCAATTAACTCTGGTACTAACAACTTAGCTCTAGCTACTAATGGTCAAGCTATAACTTTAGTTTTTATAGATTCAACAAGAGGCTGGGCTTACAAAACGAATACAGCATAGGAGCTATCAGATGGCTCTTCAACAAATTAAATTTGCACCCGGAATAGACAAACAAGATACTACTGTTGGTGCCGTTGGTCGTTGGGTAGAATCCGATAACGTAAGATTTAGATATGGTCTTCCAGAAAAAGTTGGAGGATGGCAATCATTACTTAACCAAAGTATAGTAGGAGTTTCTAGAAAACTACATTCATTTGTTGACTTAGAAGGAAACAGATACACAGCTATTGGTACAGATAAATTTTTACTTCTTTATTTTGAAGGACAACTTTTTGATATAACTCCTTTTCGTAGTAACAACGCCGGAGTTCAAACAACATTTACATCATCTACATTAGCAACTAATAGTACTTCTACTAAACTTTGTACTATTACAACTACATCAAACCATGGTTTAATTGAAGGAGATATGGTTGTATTAGATTCAGTAACACTACCTAGTGGAACAGGTTTATCTGCTTCTGATTTTGAAGATAAATTATTTCAAGTATTATCTGTTCCAACTACAACTACATTTACAATTGATTCTTTAAATCAAGCAACCGCTGCAATATCAACAGGTGGATCTATGACTGTTCAACCTTACGAAAGAGTAGGTCCCGCTGCGCAATCCTATGGTTATGGTTTTGGTATTGGAAATTTTGGTGGTACAATTTCTGGAGCGTTAACAAATACTTTATCTTCAGGAATCAATGATAGTGTAAATATAATTCCTGTTACATCTAACACAGGTTTTCCAACAGTAGGTACTTTAGCTATTGGCACAGAACTTATTACCTACACTGGCAAAGGCACAAATACTTTTACAGGCGCAACAAGAGGAGCTTTAGGTACGACAGAAGCAGCTCATAATTCAGGAGCAGTGGTTACCAATGCAACAGACTTTACAGGTTGGGGTAATGCAGTAGAAGCGTCGACCGTGACTCTAGAACCTGGTCTTTGGTCTTTAAATAATTTTGGTCAAGTGTTGGTTGCAACTGTTGCTAACGGTAAAACTTTTACATGGAATTCTGGTATTACAGCAAGACTAACAACAAGAGCATCTACAACAACTACTGATTTTCCAACAGCTATTGCAACTGGAGTAGGTAACCCAACTGCTTCACGACTAACTTTAATATCACCAACAACACGTCACTTAATTCATTTTGGTACAGAAGTAACTATTGGTGACCCTTCTACTCAAGATGATATGTTTATTAGATTTGCTAACCAAGAAGAAATTAATGAGTATGATATTCTAGCAGTTAACAGTGCTGGTTCTCAAAGACTTCAAGACGGTACAAAAATTATGGGAGCGTTGACCGCTAAAGAAAACATTCTTGTTTGGACGGATAACTCATTGTACACAATGAAATTTGTTGGTGCACCTTTTACATTTGGTTTCGAACAAGTTGGTACTAACTGTGGATTGATTGGTAAAAATGCTGCAATTGAAATTGATGGTGTTGCTTACTGGATGTCCAACAATGGTTTTTTTGCATTTGATGGTACAGTAAACTCATTACCTTGTAGTGTTGAAGATTATGTTTATGATGATGCGGCAACTACTAAAGGTCAACAAATTTGTGCAGGAATTAATAATCTATTTACAGAAGTTACTTGGTGGTATCCAACTGCTGGAGCTGATTTCAATAACAGATCTGTAACTTATAACTATGGTCAAACAAATCAACCTACTCCAATGGGTAATTGGTATACAGGAGTAAATGAAAATTCGATAAGAACAGCGTGGATTGATTCTTTAATTTATCCAAAACCTTATGCAACTGCATTTAAAAGTGCTAACACCGGAACGTTCCCTACAGTTGTTGGAGAATCTGGTTTAGGTCAAACTTTATTTTTTGAACACGAAGTAGGTACAGATCAAATTAATCCAGACGGAACAACTACAATTTTAACTTCTTTTATTGATTCTTATGATTTTGCTTTACAAACTGATCAAGGTATAGGAGAATATTTTTTAGCTATGAGAAGATTTTTACCTAACTTTAAAGTTTTAACTGGAGATGCAACTGTTACTATATCAGTTGCTGATTATCCTGCAGACCCTAATACTGTAACAAAACTAAGTCCCTTTACAATTAACTCAAGTACAACTAAAGTAGATACCAGAGCAAGAGGAAGATATGCTGCTCTTAAAATAGAAAATACCGGGTCAGGTCAATCATGGAGATTTGGTACTTTTCAAGCTGACCTACAACCAGATGGAAGAAGATAATGACAAAAGTAGTAGTAAGATTACCAGAACCTAAAAAAGAATATAGTGAGGATAATCAAAGACAAATTAACAGAGCGCTAACAACTATTGTAGAACAATTAAATTCTACATTTTTAAGACAACTAAAAGAGGACCAAGAACGATATACTTGGTTGGGTTTAGGTTAATGGCTAATATATATTTAAATTCTAAAGTAGATTTATCAACTACTGATAATACTGTTTTATATACAGTACCTTCTAACTCTAGAGCAATTATTAAATCTTTATTAGTTTCAGAAGATACAGGCAGTGGAACTACAATAACTGTTACTTTAACAAGTGAAACAGGAACAGTTTTTAGTTTATTTAAAGTTAAAGCTGTTGGTGCTAATGCTACAGAACAATTATTAAATGAACCATTAGTTATGATGGAAAATGAAATATTGAAAGTTCAAGCAGCAGATGCTAATGAGTTACATGTAGTATCATCTATACTAGAAATTAACAGAGAGGATGTATAGTGTCATTTATAGAAACAAAAGCTTCAATTAGATATGAAACAATTGATGGTAAAGAAGTACCAATAATTACCCCACAATGTAAGGTAACACTAACTAATACGATAACAAAAAAAGAATATAATTCTGATGCAGAAGCATTAGCAGATGTACAGGATCCAAATACCACTACTAAACCAGAACATGTACGTAGAGACGTAGATATAACTGTAGAAAGCATACCTTTGGGTGCTGGCGTTAATACATTCTAGATTGACTAAATATGAAAAGTCTAGTAAATTGTAATGAAATAGCATATACTCAAGTCTTGCTAACTTGCTTTTCAACAATATAATAGAGATATAAATTATGGGATTTTTTTCAGGATTAAGACGTAGAGTTAAAAAACTAATACCTAAAGAGGTAAGACCTTTTATACCTTATATAGCGTCAGCGTTTCTTCCAGGTGCGGCGGCAAGTGGTATGTTTTCCAATGCTATAGGAAATAAATTTATGGCAGCTGCAGCAGCTAGAGGTCTTACTGATGATGAAGCAAATTTAAAAGATGTTCTTAGAGCTGGTACTTTTGCAGCAGCACCCGCAGCATTAGATGCTGGAATAGGTGGGTTAGATCCAAATAATTCATTTAGAGAATTTTTAGAAAAAGGAAAAACATTAAAAGATGGTAGTAAAGCTAATTCTATTAGAGAAACATTACAAGCATATTCAGATCCAAAAGGTTTTAAAGACGTAGCTACTGTTATTGGTACGGCAGGAACCGTAGACGCTGGAATAAAAGCAGCAGAATTAAATGAAGATGCATTAGCAAAATACAATGCAGAAATGGCAGCTCAAGGAATTACTGACAAAGCAGGTAGAAGAGCAGCTATCCGAGCAATTTATTCTAACACAGGAACGTGGGACATGGATGAAGTTGATAGTATGTTAGATACATACGGATATAGAACCGGCGGTAGAGTTGGTTATGCTATTGGAGATGTTGTAGACACAGAACAAATTACTGAAGATTTAGGTACAGCAGGTGGAGCCATAGGAGATTTTATTGGAAGAGGAATTCAACAAAATAAAGATGCATTAGATTTTATTATAGATAAATTATTAAACTTACCTGGACCTTTAAAAACAGGAAAAGACATTATAGAAATTTTAGTAGAAAGATATGGTGTTGATCCACAAGTAGCACAAAGAAAAATTATAAATAGAATGTCAGATGCCAATGAAGGCTTTGGTCCACAAGGATTAGATGGTACTCCTGATGATGGGTACAGAAGAAACATAGGAATAGACTCAGGAGCTGAAGATTATTATGGAGAGACTCCAGCGATGCCAGAAAACTTAGGTGACATGGGTGGTAACATGGATGA